ACCTTTTAACTAACGACCACAGGGGGGGCGATGCGCTTTCACGTTGTAGCACTACCACACACACAAGTCACAAAGCAGTATGCAGGTTGCGCATTTACTGAAAAAGTGCGCAGGTTCGTGATGATGATGAAGGCACAGGGGCATGATGTTTTTCTTTATGCTGGTGAGCAATCCGAGGGTGTAGAGGACGAACTAATCACTTGCATTAGCGAAGTTGAGCGAGCTGCAGCGCAGGGCAGCAATCACTTCACCGCCGTCTCATTTGACACTGAACTCGCCCACTGGAAAATCTTCAATGCCAACGTGATTGCTGGCATCGGCACGAGACTGCAACACAAAGACTTCATCTGTCTCATCGGCGGCGGCGCCCACAAGTCCATTGCCGACGCCTTCCCGCAAGCGATGTCAGTCGAGTTCGGCGTTGGGTATGGGGGGGTGTTTGCCAAGTATCGCGTCTTCGAGTCCTATGCCTGGATGCACTCAATCTATGCAGGTTGGAAGAATCCGACCACGGCCGACGGCCAGTTTTACGACGTCGTGATTCCTGGCTATTTAGAGCCTGGGATGTTCCCGCTGGGCGAGGGCTTGGGCGATTACTACTTGTTTATTGGTCGCTTGATCGACCGCAAAGGTTATCGAATCGCACAGGAAGTCTGCCAGAAGATAGGCAAACGCCTGATCTTGGCAGGGCCAGGTGAGCAATCTGGCTACGGCGAGTTTGTTGGGTCAGTTGACCCCGAGACCCGCGCAAAGCTCATGGGCGGGGCCATTGCAACCTTCGCGCCGACGCTCTACATCGAGCCGTTCGGCAATGTGGTCATTGAATCTCAAGCCTGCGGCACCCCGACGATTACAACCGACTGGGGCGCCTTTACTGAAACCAACATCAGTGGCCTGACTGGGTACAGGTGCCGCACCCTAGCCGACTTTATAAATGCGGCCGAGGATGTCAAATCACTGGACCGCGCAGCGATTCGAGAGCACGCCATCGCTCGCTACTCGTTGGATGTCGTTGGGCAGATGTACGGTGACTATTTTGAACGGCTCTTGACCCTTTGGGGCGAGGGCTGGTACCAACTCGAGACAGAAAAGGCGACCAAATGAGTCTATCTAAGAGACTGCGCACAGCTAGCGAACAAAGAGCTCAAAACCAGTTCGTTGAGCCGCTGGTGCCAGGTCGCCCTGCGTACTCGTCTCCAGCTGGTGTTGATGTCAATGCCGACACGGCAGTGCGGATGTCCACCGTCTACGCGTGCGTGCGTCTCTTGGGTGATACAATAAGCTCATTACCCCTTTCTGCCTACGTGCGGCGCGGGCGCAATCGGATTTCATATTCATCGGTTTATGGGGACCAGCCAGAGTGGGTCAACAAACCAAATCCAGAGTCTACTCGTCTAGAGTTTTACGAGCAGGTCATCGCGTCACTGAATCTGCACGGCAACGCCTTCATTTTGACAGTCCGCGACGACATGGGCGACGTGATCGAGCTCTATTGCATCAATCCTCACAACGTGCGCATTCGCCGTCCGAGTTCGATGGATGAAGTCGTCTACGAAGTTACAATCGGCACCAACAGCCAAAACAGTCTCTACGACGGTCTGCAGTCATCAGATGCAGCGACTAAGACGATGATTTTGTCAAAGCGCGAGATGCTCCATATCCCGCTTTTTAGACTTCCTGGCCAGTTGTTGGGTCTAGGTCCGATCGGTGCAGCCCGAGTCACTTTGGGATCTGCGATGGCGGCCGAGGTCTACGCCGCGAGTTATTTCGGCAACGCGGCTAATCCAGGCGGCGTCATCGAATCGCCAGGCGAAATGACTGAAGAGCAGATCACAGACATCGCACGAAACTGGAACCTTTCACACACTGGCCCGTACCGCGCTGGCAAACTCGGCATTTTGACGGGTGGGGCCTCATTCAAGCCGCTCACTCTCAACGCCGCCGACGCGCAGCTTCTCGAAGTTCGCCGTTTTGGTGTTGAAGAGATCGCTCGCTTGTTCCGAGTCCCGATCTCGCTGCTGGGTCATCCAGTTGCAGGCGCCATGAGCTTTGCATCAGTCGAAGCCCAAAACCTCTCCTTTGTGCAGCACTCGCTTCGGCCACTGCTGGAGCGACTAGAGCAAGCACTCTCGCCGTTGTTGCCCGAGACTGATGGCTTCATCAAGTTCAATTTAGACGCCCTACTCCGTGGCACAACACTCGAGCGATATGAGGCCTACACCAAGGGGCTAAACGAAGGCTTTTTATCAGTCAACGACGTTCATTCGTCGGAAGACATGTCACCCATCGCGGACGGCGATCAGTACAGAGTCCCGCTGCAGAACATCGACCTTTCTGATGCAAAGGACGTCGGTATGAAGCTGCGAACAGAGATCGCCACCAACCTGATTCAGGTTGGGTTCGAGCCGAAAGCGGTGCTTGCCGCCGTGGGCTTGCCGCCGTTGAATCACACTGGTGTTCCAACGGGTCAGTTGCAGCAGATCTCAACGATCGACCCCACCAATCCAGCGTCAGTCTACGAGGTTAAGTGATGCCATACTACATTTCGGACCAGCAGAGCGATTGCTCGGGCTGGGCGACAGTAAAACTAGAAACCGATGGCAGTTACACCACAATGGGATGCCACGACACAAAACAAGACGCGACTGATCAAATGGTCGCAGTCTCAATCTCTGAAGCGATCGAGCCAGGCGGCGAGATCAGCCAGCGCGATTCCGTGGGGGAAGACAGGAGCAAGATGAAAAAAATCGAGCGCCGCACCTTTACCGTGCGCAACATCGAAACGCGCCAAGAGGACGACGGCGTGATGCGTTTGTCTGGCTACGCGGCAGTCTTTAGTGATGCGAGTGTGCCGCTGCCATTTGTGGAGCGCATCGCCCCTGGGGCTTTTCGCAAAACTCTTAGCGAAACCCCCGATGTGCGTTTACTTATTAATCACGAAGGCTTGCCACTGGCCCGTACAAAAAACGACACTCTCAGGCTCTCCGAGGATGAGTTTGGTTTGCGTTTCGATGCGGATTTACCCGACACGACAGAGGCTCGGGACCTGTGGACCTTAATCCAGCGCGGTGACGTTGATCAGATGAGCTTCGCTTTTCGCGTTATTCGTCAAAAGTGGAGTGCGGACCGCACAGAGCGCACACTCACAGAGGTGTCGCTGGCAGACGGCGACGTCTCAGTCGTGACCTACCCCGCTTATCCGACTACATCTGTCGAAGCTCGTGAGCACTTACAAAACGCCATCCAAGCGGTCAAAGAGGGACGCGAGATCTCAGGCGAGTCGCTTTTGGTCTTGGAGAGCGTCTTTGAGGACTTGACTGAAGGGCACGACTACATCATGAAAGCCGTCGAAGTGATGGCGTCGCTGATGAGTGCCCCAGATGCGCCAGTCGCGGACGAGCCTGCCGACGATACACCGATGGAAGAAATGCCAGTCGCTGGCCGCTCGATCTCACTTCGTCTTGCGAAGGCGATCGTTAACAACACAAAATAATTCTGCTGGCAAATCGCTAGCAGATACCGAAGTCGGAGCGAGACTCACACCCCAACAGCGCCGTGAGAAATGTCGCCACCACCTCGATTCCAAACTCATAAGGAGCCGAATACAATGTCATTCCTTGACAAAGTGATCGAGCGCCGTGATGCAGTCAAGGCTGAAATGGACGCAGTTCTCGAAGCAGTAGCTGAAGAGAACCGCACCGACCTTACTGTAGAGGAGACCGAGAAGGTTGACGCTCTTGTAGAAGAGTCACGTTCGCTGGATACAAAAATCCAAAAACTGCGCACACAAGCAGAAGCAGATGCAAAAGCTGCAGAAGCACGTGCCGCTGTTGCATCAATAGCAACACCAGCTTCAGTGGGTGGCGCTCGCGTTATCTCTGAAGCACGCACTTACACTGCAGAATCTGGTAATTCGTTCGTACAGGACGCATTCAACTCACAGGTTCGCAACGATTTCGCAGCAACTGAGCGCCTCGCTCGCCACATGAAAGAAGAGTCTGTCGAGCGTCGTGACGTCGGCACACCAAACTTCGTTGGCCTTGTGGTACCACAGTACCTCACAGAGTTGGCTGCTCCTCTGGCCCGCGCAGGACGCCCAACGGCTGACTTCGCAACCAACAAGATGAGCCTACCACCAAGTGGCATGACCATCGAAATCTCCAGGATGACCACTGGCACCTCAACGGCAGTCCAAGAAACACAGAACACACAAGTTTCTGAGACTGACGCAGATGACACGCTGCTCACCGTTAACGTGAGGACGATTGCTGGACAACAGGACCTCTCTCGACAAGCGATCGAACGCGGTACAGGCATCGACTCTTTCGTCGTTGCAGACCTCATCCGCTCGTGGCACACAACACTAGACGCGCAGGTTCTTAATGGAACAGGCTCGAATGGCCAAATGAAGGGCATCCGCGTTTCTGGTGGTAACGCAGTTACGTTCACAGCTACAACACCAACAGTCGCACTTTTATATCCAAAGCTGGCTGATGCGTTGCAACAAGTACAAAGCAACGTTTTCACAACACCGACTCACTGGATTATGCACCCACGCCGTCTCGCATTCTTGCTTGCTGGTGTTGACAGTTCAAATCGTCCGCTCGTAGTTCCAACTGCAGGCGGTCCAATGAACACCGTAGCGTCAGGCGCTGGAGTTGCGCAATATGCCAATTCTGGTTACTCGCTGCTTGGTCTCCCAATCATCACAGACGCAAACGTCGGCACAACCTATGGCGCAGGCACCAACCAGGACGAAGTTTACCTCGTTGATGCTCGCGAAATGCACCTCTGGGAACAACCAGGTTCACCGTTCTCGCTTCGTTTCGATGCGACATCCCCAGGCAGCTTGACGATCAAGACTGTCGTTTATGGGTTTAGCGCATTTACAGCAGAGCGTTATGCGGCAGCCGCTTCCATCATTTCTGGAACTGGCTTAGCAGCACCTTCTTTCTAATCTGAAAGAATCTAGTACGAGTGCAGGGCAAGTGGGACACCCCCGACTCATTTGCTCTGCACCCCTCGGGGGGGGCGCATGAAATCTGGCCACAAAGTTTCGATCGGAGTCTGTGACCCAGGCACCGTGAACGGTGATTTTGCCTTCAGCCTCATTCAACTCGCACAGTCGAGGGCTGCGAGGCTCGGGCCGTTTGTTCGAGTCAAAGGCAACGGACTACTCAGTAAGTTGCGCAATAGAGTCGTCAAGTCGTTTCTGGACAACACAAGCTCGGACTGGCTGCTGCTGGTCGACTCGGACGAGCGATTAACAACCGCGACTTTTGATTTGCTGATTGATACGGCGCACGACGCAGAGCGCCCAGTGGTCGCGGGTTTAGTCTTTGCAGCTTTCAAAACCAACGGCGACCTCTACCCGAAACCCGTCCCCGCGATCTTTCAAGACACCCCCGAGGGGTTCTTGCCCTTATTTAAGTACGACCGCAACGCAGTCTTTGAAATAGACGCATGCGGGACTGGGTGTGTACTCATCCACAGAAGCGTGCTCGAAAAGATGCGCGAGATGGCCGACCCACACCAAGGCACCGACTGGTGCTGGTTCTGGGATGGTCCGCTAAACGGCGAGTGGATAAGCGAAGATCTGCTTTTTAGTCGTAGGGTGCGCCAGCTCGGGTTTCCGATTTACGTTAACACCGCCGCGGTACTGCCACACCAAAAAAGTTACTGGCTTGAAGAAAGCCACCACATCGCTTGGCAACTCAACGAGAACAGCTAGAGAAAAGGAAAAAACGTGGCCCTAATTAACGCCTACTGCACTCTGTCAGACCTTAAGACGAGCCTCGCAATCGAAGACATCGCGGACGACACTGCGCTCGAAGCTGCCATTCTCACAGCCAGTCGCATGATAGACGATTACACTGGTCGGTTTTTTTACCGAGACGGCACGACCGCGAGTCCAGTTGTTCGCTTCTACACAGCACAAGACTGGTACTCCTGCAACACCGACGATTTTGTATCACTGACTCAAATCGCTACAGACGACAACTTTGATCAGCTCTACACAACGGTTTGGGCCGCAGACGACTACATGGTTGAGCCTATTAACAACCCCCGCCGAGGCTGGCCGCTTTCTCGTTTGTTGGCTATCGGTTCCTACATCTTTCCGTACAACTTGCCGCAGTCTGTCAAAATCACTGCAGTTTGGGGCTGGCCTTCTCTTCCAGCTGAGATTTCAATGGCATCGAAACTCCAGGCTTCGCGGTTGTTTATTCGTCGCCAGTCACCTTTTGGCATAGCGGGCACTCCAGACCTTGGCACAGTGCGCTTGTCGTCGCGTCTTGACCCAGATGTTGAGGCTTTAATTCGCCCATTCAGAAAGATGAACGGACTCGTCGCGTGATCATCAGCGACATACGCGAGGGCATCAAAACAAACCTCTCGTCTATCGACGGGTTGCGCACTTACGACCTTGTTCCAGATGTAATCGTCCCGCCCTGCGTTGTGGTCGGTCAGCTCGATTTCACTTTCGACCTTAACAACGCCCGCGGCCTAGACCAGGCCAATCTTGATGTGTTCGTCATCGTTCAACGCTTCTCGGAGCGCACTGGGCAGGACAAGCTAGACAAATATCTAGCGGGTTCGGGTGACAGCTCAATCAAGGCGGCCATAGAATCTGACCGCACTCTAGGTGGTGCTTGCGACACGTTGCGAGTCACTTCAGCGGAGTCTGGCACTTATCAAATGGGCGACATCGACTACCTGTCCTATCGCTACCGCTTAACCGTATACGGCCAAGGAGACTAGAAATGTTATACACAATCACCTCTGACACCCTTGCGGTGCCAGGTAAGCAAAAAGGCGACACGGTCGTCGAGAAAGAATTGCTAGAAGCTGGGCTCAACGTTGCTGCACTTGTCAGCGGGGGGCACCTATCGAGCAGTAATCCAGCCAAAACACCAGTAGAAGGAGCCGAGTAATGGCCCGCATAGTCCTAACGAACGCGTTTATCACCATCAACGGAGTAAACCTCTCCGACCACATCGCCAGCGTCACATTGACAACGAGCGAAGACGTCATCGAGACGACTGCTTTCGGCACAACAGCACGCACACGTGTCGCTGGCCTGGCAGACAACTCCATCGCACTCGAGTTTCACCAAGATTACGCAACGAGTTCTGTTGAAGTAACCATTTACCCGCTGCTTGGTGCAGCTCCAACTGCAGTCGTGGTCAAGCCAAACGGCACAACCACATCAGCATCGAACCCTGCTTACAGTTTTAGCGCTTTGGTCTCCGAATGGACACCACTCAACG